ATCGTGTTAGCGTATGCTATGAGGGCGTTTTGCGCGTGCGAGGGGGCGGGGTATGGGGGTGGGACCAAAACCTGTGTGACGGCCCCCGTGCTGCTGCATTTCGCGTAAAGCGCCGGCTACTTTTTACCGTCTAAAAAATAAGACCGCGCTTTTCGTTTTGCATTCGTGCGCCGCTGATTGCTATATTACGGCATGCGCAGCTTCGCTGAATATCTTCGTCCTTGCACGGTCACGCAGACAAAGGCGTGCAATAAGTGCCTTCTGACCAAGCCGCTGACGGAGTTTGGCCGCCGCAGTGATCGCGGCCAATGCTTCAAAAGCGCATGCAAAGAGTGCGCTAAAATCGAGGCGCGTAAAGCTCGCGTGCAGGACAAGGCGCTTGTACCGTTGATAGTGGTCGAGCCGGATACCGTGGGCCGCAAGCGCAGCTACGATCAGGCTTGGCGACGTAAGAAGCGGCAGGACCATCCGGAGCTGCGGCGCGAAGAAAAAGCTCGCCGCCGTGCTGCGCTTAAAGGAGCCTTGCCGAAATGGTACGGCGCCCTGGATAGACAGGCGTATGCTGAGTTGCGCCTTATAGCTATTCAGCGTGAGATGGAGACAGGTATCCCACACCACGTGGACCACATCGTTCCGCTATCAGGAAAGCTCGTTTGTGGGCTGCACTGGAGAGCAAATTGGCAGGTGCTGCCCGCGCCTGAGAACTTAAGAAAGAGCAACAAGTTTCACGGAGCTGTTGTAGCAAGATCGTTCGAGAACGCGGTTTAGACTTGCCAACCCGCCACCTCAAACCATAACATCCTAACACCCCGGCATCCCTTCCCCCGGGTCGTCCAACCACCTCCCTAAACTCGCCCTCCGCTCCCCAGGCGGAGGGCACCCTTTCCCTTGACATCCGGCACATACTAACGTCACATGCCCGCAAACTAACGTGGTGTCATGGACCTAGACGAACCCCTTCCGTCCACGCTGTTTGTGCAGCCAGAAATGCTGGCGCTGATCGCGCAGGGGCTAGAGCCCGCACAGGTCATAGCAGCACGCTATGGCTTCGTCGGCCGAGCGTGGGATGAGCTGAACCGCGCCCCGTGGTTCACCAGCGAAGTCACCCGCCTGAAGGCGCACTGGCACACCGACGACACCCTGCGAGCGCGCTCGCGTCTGATCTACGAAGATCTGGCCCAGACCTACTACACCCGGCTGAAGAAAACCGAGGCGCTTGGCGCCCTGGAAGCTGGTGTGAAGTGGTTCGCCAAGATGGCGGATCTGGAGCCGAAGCAGAACGCGCCGGCGGCCGTGGGGGCTGGCTTCAGCATCACCTTCAAGCTCGACGGGCACGGGGGTGGCGAGGTCGCGGTAAACACCATCGCCGCGCCGCAGGCGCCCGTGGTGGAGGGCGTGGCAGAGGAAGCCGCTACCCCAGTGCCCTACGACGACCCGGAGCCGCTGGCGCCCTCCCTGGAGCCTGTGAGCGTGGCACCTGTCCGCGAGCACCAGGTTATCCAGGAAGAAGTTTCCACATGGTCACTCCCCGACCCCGCCGCTGGGATGGATGCGCTGCATGCCGCGCTGATGGCGCTGGACGACTGACATGCCTGAACTGAAGGTGGTGCCGCTCTACGAGAGCAACTATCGCGACGCTGTCGCGACGCTGCGCAAGCTCGCGGATGACATCGAGAACGGCGTCTACGGGACGGTGCAAGACATCGCCGTGGTGACGTACGGCGACACGCTGGAAGTGTTCGGCATGGGGGAGAAAACTGACGGGGGCACGACGGTGCTCCTGTTGGCTGCCGGGCAGATGCGGTTGGTGTCAGCCGTGGAGCGGCAGGGGCGATGAGCGGGATTGTGTACGACCCGCCCCTCAGTGTGCAGGGGTTTCTGACATCGACAAAGTTCATTTCTTTGATCTGCGGACCTATCGGCTCGACCAAGACGACAGCCGCGATTATGAAGATCGCTTTTCATGCGCAGAAAATGGCTGCTTGTCGTGACGGAATACGCCGTTCTCGCTGCATATTTTGTCGCAATACTCGGGAGCAATTGCGCGATACCTCGATACCCGACGTGCTGAAATGGTTCCCGGACGGCGTGGCCGGGATGTACCTCAAGACTGAGTACAAGTTCCTCCTGAAGTTCAACGATGTCGAGTGCGAGATCCTGTTCCGTGGACTGGACGACGCCGACGACGTTCGGCGGCTGCTGTCTCTCCAGGCGTCGTTTGCTGTCCTGGACGAGTTCCGCGAAATTCACCCCGCCATTTTTGAGGGTGTGCAGGGGCGGCTTGGACGGTACCCGGACGGCATGATGGTGCCGCACCGGCCGGAGTGGGGCGTGGATGAGAAGGGCAATCCGATCCAGGGCTGCGTGACCGACGACGGCAAGCCGAACAAGCACCTGTGGGGCGCGTCGAACCCGCCGGATATGGACACATTCTGGGAGGAGTTCATGACGAACCCTCCCGCAAATGCGCGCATCTTTATCCAGCCGAGCGGGCTCGCGGCCGAGGCCGACTGGGTGAAGTTCCTGCCGTCCGATTATTACGAGAACCTTGCGGACGGAAAGACCGAGGACTGGGTGGATGTTTACATCCACGCCAAGTTCGGAAAGTCGATTGCCGGCACGCCGGTTCACACCACCTTCCGACGCGATTTCCATGTCGCCAAGGATGCGCTGAAGCCGATCAAGTCCAAGGACTATCCGCTGCTGATCGGGCATGACTTCGGGCTGAACCCGAGCGTCACTATCAACCAACTTGATCCGCGCGGGCGGCTGCTGACTTTTGCCGATGCGACGAGCGACGGGATGGGCGTGCTGCGGTTCATCCAGACGAAGCTCAAGCCGCTTCTGGCCAACAAGTTTCCAGGCATGCCGGTGCTGGTCATCGGTGACCCGGCCGGGTCGCAGCGGGTGCAGACCGACGAGCGCAGCGTGTTCCAGATCCTCCAGCAGGAGGGGTTCAAGGTCATCCCGGCGCGGACGAACTCGACCGTCACGCGGATCGCGGCGCTCGACACATGGCTTGCCCGGCAATGCGACGGTGGCCCGGCGCACATCATCGACCCGTGCTGCACCTCGCTGATCGCCGCGCTGCGGACGGGGTACCGCTACAAGCGGAAGAAAACCGGGGAGCTGGAGCCGGCGCCCGAGAAGAACCTGCACAGCCATATCGCCGAGGCGCACCAGTACGCCTGCCTCCATGCGGGCGGGCCGGAGATCGCGGGAGGGACCGCCGTGGCAGTGCGCCGCGAGGTGAAGAAGGTGCGGTGCGGGGGCTGGACCTAACGCTTGACTTGTTAGCACGTTACGCGTTAGCTTGTAGGCGCGGCGGCACGGATGGACGTGCGCGTACTGGTGGAGTGAAGGCGGCCTAATCGACCCGCCGCGCCCAAGGGCGACGAGGCCAGTGCAGATAGGGTGAGCCTGTCAGTCGGTGTCGAGCCCGGCCCGCACCAATCCCTCCCCCGGAGATAGGCGATGCGCGAGGGCTCCCCCAAGGACAAGAAAGAGGACCGCAAGCTCGCGAAGAAGGCCGGTGTCGGCCTGAAGGCGTGGGAGAAAAGCGCGGCCGACAAGAAGCACGACGCGCCGAAGCCGAAGAAGAAGGGGCGCTGATATGGCTGCACAGGTGTTGCAGCTCGGGCTCATGCGGGCTGCCCCTGTTGCGGTGGTGATGGAGGAAGCGCGGCGCGCGGCGGAGCTGACCCAGGCGCAGCCGTTCGTCTCGTCGCTCTCGGCGCATGTCCGGCAGGCATGGACCACGGCGCGGATGGCCAAGCAGGCCACCGTGGAGCCACGGATGCTGTCAAGCATGCGAGCGCGGCGGGGCGAGTACGACCCTGACAAGCTGGCGCAGATCCGCGAGCAAGGCGGTGCAGAGATCTTTGCAGGAGTTACGTCGGCGAAGTGCCGCGCCGCGTCGGCGTGGCTGCGTGACGTGATGATGGGTAACGGGTCCGACAAGCCGTGGACGCTGGCCCCGACGCCCGTGCCGGACCTGCCGCCGCAGATCAACGACGCCCTGGTGGAGCAGGCGACGCAGACGATCACGGCCGCCATGCAGGCAGGCCAACCAATCACCCAGGCACAAGTTCTGGAGATGATGCAGTCCATGAAGTCCCAGGCGCTGGAGAGCGTGCGGGACTTTGCTCGTGGTTGCGCCGAGCGCATGGAGAAGAAGATGGAGGACCAGCTCGTGGAGGGCGGGTTTCTCCAGGCGCTGGACGCGTTCATTGATGACCTGACGACGTTCCCGAGCGCAATCATCAAGGGGCCGATTGTGCGGCGGCGGCCGGTGCTGGTCTGGCAGCAGGCGGGCAGCACGATGGTGCCCGTCGTCCAGGACGCGCTGAAGCTCGAATGGGAGCGGGTGAACCCGTTCAATATCTATCCGTCGCCGAGCGCGACGACGGTGGACAATGGCTTCCTGATCGAGCGCCACAAGTTGACGGCCCCGGACCTGGAGGCGCTGATCGGCGTCGAGGGTTACGACGACAACAGCATTCGCATGGTGCTCGATCAGTACGGGCGCGGAGGGCTGCGGGAATGGCTGACCAACGACGTGGCGCAGGCCGATGCCCAGGGCCAGAGTGCGGTCGCTGTCGCCGCGAACCCGGACCATCTGATCGACGCGCTCCAGTACTGGGGAACGGTGCAGGGCAAGCTCCTCCTGGAGTGGGGGATGGACCCGGTCGCGATTACCGATCCAACCAAGACCTACCATGTCGAGTGCTGGCAAATCGGCGCGTACGTCATCAAGGCGGTGCTGAACTACGACCCGCTGCACCGGAAGCCGTACTACAAGGCGAGCTACGAGGAGGTTCCCGGTAACTGGTGGGGCAACTCGGTCGCCGATCTCGTGCGTGACGTGCAGCAGGTTTGCAACGCGTCGGTGCGCGCTGTCGTCAACAACATGGCGATGGCGTCCGGCCCCCAGGTCGGCATCAATGTGCAGCGGCTGGCGGAGGGCGAGGACATCACCACGCTCACGCCGTGGCGCATCTGGCAGCTCACCAACGACCCGACCGGGAACAGCGGCCTTCCGATCACCTTCTTCCAGCCCGACAGCCATGTCGGCGAGCTGATGGCGGTGTTCGAGCGGTTCAGCCAGATGGCTGACGAGTACAGCGGCATTCCGCGTTACCTGTCCGGCGACACGACGGGAGGTGCAGGGCGCACGGCGTCGGGCCTGTCGATGCTGATCGGCAACGCTGGGAAGTCGATCAAGCAAGTCGTGGCGAACATCGACGTGGCGGTGACGACGCCGCTGCTTGAGCGGCTGTATTTCCACAACATGCGCTATGCCGAGGACACCGATCTCAAGGGTGACGTGAACATCGTTGCGCGCGGGGCGGCGTCGCTGATCGCGAAGGATGCAGCGCAGGTTCGGCGCAACGAGTTCCTGGCGACGACGGCGAACCCGATTGACTTCCAGATCGTGGGCGTTGAGGGCCGGCACGCGTTGCTGCGCGAGAGCGCGAAGGCGCTCGACATGAACCCCGACAAGATCGTGCCGCCGCTCGATGTATTCCGCCAGAAGTTGGCGGCGCAGGCGATGGCGGCCCAGCAGCAGCCCGGCGGGCAGCAGACGCAATCTCCGCAGACGATCCCTGGCCCTGCTCCGTCCGGGCAGAACCTCCAGGATGGCGCGCCCGTAACCGACAACTTCGGGCCGCAAGGCTAAGTACGCCCAAACATCTTAACAGGAGAACCAGGTCATGTACCCTCGCCCGACCAAGTCCGCGCATGCTTCGCCGATGAACCTGGACCCGCGCACCGGGGACCGGTTCGACACGCCGACTGCTGCGCTGGCCACCACTGCGACGCGCGGCTTCTTTCATATGCCGACGTGCGCGGGCGCGCCGACCGGCACGCCGGAAGCGGTTCCGACCGGGCTTGCCCCGGCCGTGGTCGATACCACGAACAACCGCCTCTACATCCACAACGGAACCGCATGGAAGTACGTGGCGCTCACCTGATCACGCTTGACATGCGTTAGCATATCGGCTCCTATGTTAGTGTGATTACGCGCCCAACCCCAGCCGCTACAGACGCCCTTGCGCAAATCGCCAAGGGCAATCTGTGGGCTCCGGTAGAGGCGTTTTTGAGGGTGGAGTTGGACGCTACCTACGCCGTGCTTCGTTCGGGCAACGACGACCGGGCGATAGCCAGGGCACAAGGTAGCGCCACGCTCATCCTCAAGCTGCTGGAACTCGCCAACCCGGCGAAGAAGTAGGGCAGACCGGACAGCCCGCCAGCGGACACCCATCCTGGGACCGCCGCGAGCCAGTCGGAGCCGAGGAGACTACCTATGGACGCACTCCCCCCGCAGGTTCGTGCGGCGGCAGAGGAGGCGGATCGCATCCAGGCGCAGCTATACCCGCCTGCCGAGGCACCGCCGACGCCCCCCACAGCCCAGCAGGAAGTGCCGCAGGCACCGGCTACGCCGCCTGCCGCCACGGGCACCACAGAACCGCCCAGGCCCGCCGACGAGGCATCCTGGGAGCATCGCTACCGCACGCTCCAGGGCATGATGACGGCCCAGAAGCAGCGGCACGAGGACGAGCGCAAGGGCATGGAGCAGCAGCTCCGCGACGCCCTGGCGCGCATCTCCTCGCTGGAGACAGCGACGCGGAAGCCCGAGACGCAGACCCCGGCGCAGCCTGCGGTGACTGACAAGGACACTGAGGCTTTCGGCCCGGAGCTGATCGACCTCGCCAAGCGGATTGCCCAGGACACCGTCCAGCATTCGATGGCGAAGGTGGAGACGGCACTGGCCGCGAAGGACGCGGAAATCGCCAAGCTGCGTGAGCAGTTGGGCGGTGTGTCTGAGCAGACGAAGGTGGTGTCACAGCACACCTATCTCGGCGAGCTGACGAAGCTCGTTCCTGATTGGGAGGCGGTGAACACGTCGCAGAGTTGGCTGGAGTGGCTGGGCCAGACAGACCCGCTTTCCGGGCAGCCGCGCCAGACGTATCTGGACGACGCTTTCGTTCGCCATGACGTGGCTCGCACGGCGCAGATCTTCAACGCCTTCAAGGCGGCGAAGGGATCGCAGCCCCCGCAGCCAACCGCCGCGTCGTCCGAGCTTCAGCGTCAGGTGCAGCCGACTTCGTCTCAGGCTGCTTCGGTGACCCCTTCTGCTTCCGATGCGGCGAGCCGCATTTGGACGGCAGCCGAGATCGGCGAGCACTACAACGCGCGAACGCGGGGGGCGTACCGGGGTCGTGAGGCAGAGGCGGCACGCATTGAGGCCGAGATCGACGCCGCTTTGGCGACCGGTCGCGTGAGGTAGCCCCTAACGCGCTGGCCACTGTAGCGGGGTCACCACCCCACAACTTCCTAACAGGCGGCTACATTGGCTAGCGCAATCAAGTCCGGCACGGACTTCGTCACCAACCCGACCTACACCGGGACGTTCATCCCGCAGATCTGGTCGGGCAAGCTGAACGTCAAGTTCTACGCCACGACCGTGTTCGGCGAGATCGCCAACACCACGTACGAGGGCGACATCAAGAACCTCGGCGACAAGGTCGTCATCAACAACATCCCGTCGATCACCATCCGCGACTACGAGATCGGCCAGACCCTCACCTACGAGGTGCCGACGCCGTCCACCACGGAGCTGGTCATCGACAAGGCCAAGTACTTCGGCTTCAACGTCAGCGACGTGCTCGCCTACCAGAGCCAGCCGAAGCTGATGGAGATGTTCTCCGACGACGCGGCCAACCAGATGAAGATCGCCATCGACGCGGCGACGCTTCTCGGCACCTTCAGCGGCGGCGCGACCGCCAACAAGGGTGCGACGGCTGGCGTGCTGTCCAGCGCCTACAACCTGGGCACCGACCTCGCCCCGCTGGCGCTGACCGGCGCCAACGCTGTCAGCATCGTTTCGCTCATCACCGCTCTCGCGTCGGTGCTGGACGAGCAGAACGTCCCGGAGAACGACCGCTTCCTGCTGTTCACGCCGTACGTGCGGAACATCATCATGCAGTCGGAACTGCGGCAGGCGTACCTGACCGGCGACGGCCAGAGCATCCTGCGCAACGGTAAGATCGGCACCATCGACCGGTTCACCGCCTACGTGAGCAACCAGCTCCCGAAGGCCGCCGCCGGCAAGGACTTCGCGGGCGCCGACCTGACCAATGCGCTGAAGCGGCAGGCGATCATCGCCGGCCAGAAGTCGGCCATCACCTTCGCGGCGCAGCTCACCAAGGTCGAGCAGGTGCCGAACCAGAACGACTTCGGCCAGCTCGTGCGCGGCCTGTCCGTGTACGGCTACAAGGTCGTCAAGCCGGAGGCGCTGGCGCTCGCCCTTGTGGCCTAACACCACGAGGTGTTAGGATGTTGGGGCCGGGAGGTAGTGCCCGGCCCCAAGCCTTGTCGAGGGCGCCATGACAATTACAGCAGGACAAGTTATGGCGCGTGCCCGCGCGCAGCTCATTGACCCCGCCGGAACTCGGTGGAGCGACGAGGAGCTGCTGCACTGGCTCAGTGACGGGCTTCGCACAGTTCTTGCGGTGCGGCCGTCAGTCATGTCCACGTTCGGCGTGGTGTCGCTGGTCGCCGGAACGCGGCAGCGCATCCCGACAAACGGGCACATGTTCCTGGGCGCGACACGCAACATGGGATCGGATGGCGCGACACCTGGGCGCGCGGTGCGCGTTGTCAGCCGTGAAGTGCTCGATGGGTTCTCGCCGGACTGGCACGCGGCGACCGCGACTGCGGTGGCGCAGAACATCGTGTTCGATCCCGACACGCTCAGCGGGTTCTTCGTGTACCCGCCGAACACAGGCACCGGAAAGCTGGAGGTGATCTACGCTGTCAGTGCCCCGGATCTGACGCAGCTCAGCGACGTGCTGCCGATCCTGGACAACTACCTCACGGCGCTCACGGACTACGTCCTGTTCCGCGCCCACCAGAAGGACAGCGACTACGCTGCCGGGCAAGCGGTCGCGCAGACATATCTTTCCGCGTTCGCGCAATTCGTCGGTGCCGCAGCGGCTGGCGAGGCCGGCAAGGATGCGAACCGCGAGCTGCGCCCTGGCAGCAAGGATGCTCCAGCATGACGCTCTACACAGCGTTCCTGCCCGACGTGGTGCCGTTCGCGAGCGACTGCCCGGAGATCGTGGCGCTTCAGCAGGTGCGCAACGCGGCTATCGAGTTCTGCCGTCGTACCGATTACGTGCGGCACGAGCCGAGCCTGATTTCGGTGCAGCAGGGCGTGAACACCTACGCGCTTACTACCCCGTCCGAGACGGAGGTGATGCGCTTGATGGGCGCCTACTTCAAGGGGCGCCGCATGAGCGCCATTAGCGAGGACGCGCTGCGCGCTCGCTACATGCAGGACTGGCGCGATCAGGTCGGCACTCCTGCGTATTTCCTCCAGTTTGAGCCCAAGACGTTGGTCATCGTGCCGAAGCCTGAAGTCGCCGAAGCGAGTGCGCTTCGTTTGCTGGTTTCGCTTCGACCGACGCGCACAAGCCAGTCCTGCCCGGACGAGCTTTATGAGAGCTTCGTGGAGGTGATCGCGGCTGGTGCGCGAGCGCGGCTCTACGAGATGCGGGGCCAGTCGTTCTACGACCCGGACGCAGCAGCGTTCTACCGAGGCCGGTTCATGCAGGGCGTGAGCGACGCGCGGGTTGAGCGAAACCGCTCTCTTGGACGCCCGACGTTGGTCTGCCGCCCTGTCAAAGGGAGCATGTAAATGGGTATCAAGTTCGCCAACAATGCGGTGTCGTCCCTGTCGTCGGGGATCTCGAACACCGCTACGTCCATCACGATTGCTGCCGGCAACGGCTCGCTGTTCCCGTCGCTTACGGGAGGCGATTATTTCTACGCGACGCTGATGGACACGTCGAACAACCTTGAGATCGTCAAGGTGACCAATCGCACTGGCGACACGATGACGATTGTGCGTGGACAGGATAACACGTCACCACGTGCTTACTCTGCTGGCGACCGCGTGGAGCTGAGGCTCACCACGGCAGGGCTGATGGCGGCCATCGCGGAGGCCGTGGACGCGCACGCGGCGCGCACGAACAACCCGCACAATGTCACGGCTGCGCAGGTAGGGGCGCCCACTGTCTCGGCAGTAACGGCGCTCACTGACGGGCTGGCGCACGACATCGACGTGATCCAGGAGGCGCTGCCGGGAAAGGCGGACGCCGGGCATACCCACCCGATTGCCGATGTCAGCTCGCTGCAAAGCGTGCTCGACGGGAAGGCTGTAGCCGGCCACACACATACGTCTGATGATGTGCTGGGGCTGTCGGACACCTACCTGCACGCGGTCTACAACAACGACGAGTTTGTAGGGACGAACGCCGGCAACGGCTACAAGCTGGTGGACGCCATCCTTACGCAGGATGGCGGCGCTCTGCGTCTGACGCGCCGCTATCAGTACATCTAAGGAACCCTTCATGTGGGAGGCACTGATGGGCGTAGAAGATGTCAGCCGGGATCTCGGTCGGCACGATGCGGAGATCATCGGGTTGAAAGAGGACATCGCAAAGCTGGCATCCAGCGTGGAGAAGCTGGGACAGCAGCTCGCAGATGTCCAGACCACGCTGACCGAAGCCAAGGGCGGGTGGCGCGTGCTGATGATGATCGGGGGCGCGGCCGGCGCGCTGAGTATCACGCTGCGCGACATGATTGAGCCGCTGTTCCGGCCCCACTAACGTCTTGCTTCGTTAGCATGTTGGTGCGATAGTGCGCCGCTGACGTTAGCATGTCGGAGAGGTAACATGGAAGTCATCAAGAGCTACGCGCGCCAGTCCAGTACCTGGACCGGGCTGTTCGTGTTCGCTGCGGCGATGGGCTTCGGCGTGCCGGATAGCCTTCAGGCCGCGATCCCGCAGGCCGTCATCGCCGCCATCGGCCTGTACGACGCGATCCGCAAGGAATACGTGAAGCCGAAGGTGTAGCATGACCGGCACACCGCCTAGGGGGATGCGTAACAACAACCCCCTGAACATCGAGCACAGCCCGGCCAATCAGTGGCGCGGGCTGGCCGACCCTCCGAGCGACGGGCGGTTCTGCCGCTTCGTCGCGATGGAGTGGGGCGTGCGCGCTGCTGCCGTCCTGCTGCGGAACTACCGGCGCCAGTACCGGCTCGACACCGTGCGCGGCATCGTGGGGCGATGGGCTCCGAAGGTGGAGAACAACGTCGCTGCATACGTTGCGTCGGTGACGAAGCACACCGGCTTCGGTGCGGATCAGAAGCTCGAACTCGCTGATGCCGATGTCATGGTGCGGCTCATCCGCGCGATGGCTCGGCAGGAGTGTGGCGTCGAGCTGGACGAGAAGGCTGCGCGCCTCGGCGTGGCGCTGACACCCTAACACGCAAGGAGATCTTTTCGTGAAGTCACTCTCGAACCCCATCAAGCACGACTTCATCGGCAAGACTGCCGGGGGCGTGCCGGATCAGCGCACCGGTCAGGGCACCACTCGCTCGCCGAACAAGCCCGGCAAGACGAGCGCCAAGCCGTCGATGGTGACCGGCCCGTACGGCGGCAAGAAGCCGGCCTGACCTGTGCTTGAAGCGCGGAGTTGAGTGAGCCATGACGCGGGAAGTTATCAACGTCGGCGTCGTCTCGAACGACGGGCTTGGCGACAAGCTGCGCGTGGGATGGCAGAAAGCCAATGATAACTTCCTTGAGCTGTACACCGCTTGGAGTACGCTTGACGGGCGCGTTGATGCGCTAGAGGCGGGCGGCGGGGGCGGCGGGGGCGGCCCGCTTTACGACGCGCCGATTGCTGCACTTCAGGCGGCTGACACCGTTCATAGCTCGCAGATTACCGCGCTTCAAACTACGACGGCGACGCACACGACACAGATCGCTGCGCTCGACGGGCGCATTGACGTGCTGGAGGCAGGCGGCGGCGACACGCTTGTCGGCGCGCAGATCCTGGATCTTCAGGCAGCCGACACTGTCCATAGCTCGCAGATCTCTGCGCGCGATGGGCGCATTGATGTGCTGGAGGCGGGCGGCGGGGATACGGTTGTTGGTGCGCAGATCCTTGCGCTACAGGACGCTGATATGCTGCATGGCTCGCAGATCAGCTCCCTTCAGAGCACAACGTCGTCGCACACGACGCAGATCGCCGCGCTCCAGGCGGCGGACACTGTGCATAGCGCGCAGATCACTTCGCTTCAGAATGCCGACACGCTGCATGGCTCGCAGATCGCCGCCCTCCAGGCATCGTCTGGCGGAGGGTCGTCGCTGTGGGGCGGTACGGCAGGAGGTACGGCGAACGCGATCACGCTGACGCCGTCCCCTGCACTTGGCAGCTACACCGCTGGCTACATGGTGCGGTTCCTGACAGGGGCGTCTGCAAATACCGGCGCCGTGACGCTTGCGATCAGCGGCTTGTCGGCGGTCGCCGTCAACGGCGGCAAGGGTACGACGCCGCTCAAGGCAGGGGCGTTGCCGCCCGGCACGCTGGTGACGGTGGTGTATGACGGTACGCGGTTCCGCCTGCTACCTTCAGATGGCACTGTCAATGTCGCGGATTTCGGCGCGCTTGGTGACGGCACTACTGACGACACGGCAGCCATTCAGGCGGCGCTGACTGCGCTCGGGTCGGCAGGCGGCACGGCGTACGTTCCGAACACATTCAAGTGCCTGATCGACAACAACCTAACCATCCCGACGAATTGCCATCTCGTGGGGCCGCATAGCTTCGTCGGCACGCCCGGCAACAACGCGTCGGCGCCTTACGGAAACGTGGCCGGAACGCTTCTTCTTAACTCGGCCAAGACGATCACCGTAAACAGCGGCGCAAGCATCTGCGGCCTGCTGATTTACCGCAAGGGAATGACCTTCCCGGCTGCGAACAGCTCCGCTTTTGCCGGCACGGCGATCACTATCGGCGGCGACGACGCAGCCGTGGCGAGCTGCATGATCCTAGGCTTTAACAAGGGCATCTACTCCAGCGGCTTTCAGCGGCCGAAGTGCGAGTACGTGATGCTCGACAACATCAACGGTATCGAGATCACCAACTGCGCGGACATCGCGTACATCTCGAACTGCCATGCGTGGCCGTTCTCAAACATCAGCGTCGGCGGTTCCTACACGAACATCACGCGCTCGGGCAAGGCGTTCTACGTCCACGATCTTTGCGACTGGGCGAAGCTCACCAATTGCTTTTCCTGGGGCTATGTCACAGGTTTCCAGGTTACCAGTGCGAACTCTGTCACGCTGATCGGTTGCGGTGCGGACAACGCAACTGATGGCTCGCCGCTGAACGCCGGGTCGATTGGCTTCCGTATCGACTACAACAGCACGGACACCACGCTGATCGGCTGCCAAGCGGCGGCTAACGCCACGGCTGGTGTGTACGTTAGCACCGCAGCGGGGGTGCAGACTAAGATCACGGACATGACGATATGGGGCGGTGGAACCAGCACCGTTGGTGTGTTCGTTAACAGCGGTGACGTGCGGATTAATGGCGGCAACATCCGCGGGCAGAATAATGGCGTTCAGATCGCGAACACTGGCAGTCGTGTATTAGTGGATAATGTGCGTTTTGAGAGCATCACGAACAAGCCGATTATCGCCAACTCAGTCACGTCGCTTGTGTTCGTCGGGCCGGGGTGCGACTACACCAGCTTTACCGGCTCGCCGGTGATAAACACTAGTGCGCAAACGATTGCTTCTGCTGACCCGCTTGTGCTGCCTAATACAGGTGAAATTTTTACGGTTACTGGCAATGTGAGCATAGGCACGATTGGTCATGGCTGGGCTGGGAGGAGGGTCACCTTGGTGTTTACAGGAAACCTCACGCTTTACAGCTCAACCGGCAGCGTGAACTCTGTGCGGTGCTACGCAGACTCCACTCGGGGCATGACGCCCGGTGAGACATTGCATATGATCCATAATGGTACACAGTGGTATGCCGTGCTTTGACGGCAGCACTACCTAACGAAGGAGATGACTGATGACGCTGAAAGAAATTCTTGAGTTGTTTCCGACGGCTGATGTGGTGGCCGGAGACATCATCCACAACGACGGCGGCAAGCGCACGATTATCGGGCGCCTGACGAAGGGGGTGGTGCTTTCGACGCCGGAGGGCGAGGAGCTGATGGCGGAGGCTGCCGCGACGCGCGTGGTCGCGTCCGGGACTGAGCAGGAGCTGGCCGCTGAGCCGGAGCCGGTCGCCGCGTCGAAGCCCGCGACCGCGCCGAAGCCTACGACCGCGCCGAAGCCTGCTGTCGCGAAGCCCGGCGTCCCGAAGCTGGCCGACCACCTGGGGTAGAGCGCATGCCGACGCTGAGGCTCGACGGGTTCGACGGTGTTGTGCCCCGGACCTCAGCGACGGCGCTGGGGGACCGGCAGGCGCAGCGCGCTGACAACGTGCGGCTGTACAACGGCGAGCTGCGCCCGTGGCGCGGTCCGCTGCGCGAGTTTACGCCTGCGTCGCCCGACAGCATGTCGATCTACAAGATGGTCGCGGCCAACGGGGACAACCTCTGGCTGACGTGGCCTGTGGATGTGGATGTGGCCCCTGGCCCGTCCGCTGACTTGAGCGATGTGCGCGTGTACTTCACTGGTGCTGGCTCGCCACGAAAGACGAACTGGTTGATGGCGCACAGCGGCAGCGGGCCATTCCCTGGCGACTACCAGGAGATGGGCGTTCCGGCTCCGAGCGCTGCACCTACCTTGGCGACGACGGCAGGGAGCAACCCTGCTACTGAGACGCGTGTCTACGTGACGACTTTCGTCAACACGTTCGGCGCGCTGAAGGAGGAGAGTGCTCCGTCGCCAGCGTCGGCTAGCGTAACGGTAGGTGCGAGCGAGGCGGTCGTCGTGAGCGGCTTGCCCGCTGCCCCGGCTGGCAAATACAACATCACAGCGGTCCGCATCTACAGGTCGATCTCTGGCACGTCGGGTGCGAACTATGCGTTCGTCGCAGAGGTGCCTATCGGCACGGCGACTTACACCGATAACATGCTTGCGGCATCGCTGGGCGAGGCGCTGAGCACGCTTGGCTGGCTGCCTCCGCCGAGCAACCTTCAG